GGGAACTGTCATGCGAATGATACTTGTAAAATTCTGACATAAACGAAACTTGTGCCACACGTGGCACCCGTTCTGTCTTGTCGTAAAACCAAGATACCACCGCCGCCCTGGCACAGGGCTGACGAAAATGAGAATATATACACAGGTTGCCAAACCTCTTCCTGCTCTCAACAGGGACAGCATAACGCAGCTGGTGCGTAGTTTTTCTTCTTCGGAAGTAGGACACCGTCAGGCGCTCAACGGGTACAACCGCGGCACGAACGCAAAGCCATAAAGGCTATAGTCGTCCGCAGCCGAGCAGTAGTACACAACTGGAGGAAACGAATTTCCGAAAGTCTGCGCAGTATTGCCAGGGTTGACCCAAGACAACATCTGATGGGACATGACAGGCCCGGGAACCGTTCCCGTCAACCCAGTGTCCAGCGGTGTGGTGCCACCACCTTGGGCAGCTCTCCAAAAAGTGTAATACACTGCGGGAGTTTCCACCTCAAGGTTGGCATCAGTCTCCAACTTGGCTGGGGTTCCTAGGTCATTGCCCAAGCTCCCATACACAGCCACGTTGTTAGGGCTGGCACCTGTTGTCGAGGTCCCCGCCGTCTGAACACCAGGGATCATCCACTTGGTCCCGACCGCTTGGATCAGGTTAGTGCCGGTTACCCTCAAAGGTACCACCGTCCACCGGTAACCACCGCGTTGCGCATGGAAAGCTCCTTCGAACCAATTGCTGTACGTGTTTCCGAGCACAGTCAACGAAAGTGTGGTGTTCGCCGTAGTCTTAAACCCGGTTCCATCCACTGCCACGGACTGAAAAACCTTAGTGTTGAACTTCGGAAACGCAGGAAGCACAACTTCCTGGGAAACAACAGTGTTCACCGGAACAGCCGCTGTCGAGATGTTGTCAACGACAAGACGCGGGGCACCAACTTTGCACAACGCACGGATGGAACTAACCTCCTCACCAATGGCGTACTTGTACGGGGCCGACTGAGCCAGGACAGGCTCCACGGTCAGGTCCTCGGCTGCTTCACGCGACACCACAGCAGTGGTTCGCCAATTGGAGTAGCCAAAGTTCCAGCTCGAGATGTACTCATTGGTCGGTCTCGCGACGCGGTATTCTTCACCCGCACGCATCTCGACCGTCACTGTGCACGGGGGAACTGTTGCCGGAGACGCAATCAAGGGAGCTTCCACGTAAACGTAGATGTACCCATTGAAACACGAACTGCTCGAAGTCTGAGCCAGGTTTGGGACATATATCCCACCTCCCAGACTGCTCGACCCAGGAACACGGTCTGCCACCTCCAGTGTCGCGAAAGGCGTGGTGCGCCTCCACTTCACCGGAAAGACAACCTCCGTCGTCCCAGCAATCTCCGCGATCACACTCGGCAAAGTGTTGTACGCCGGAGCTTGCGTGAGCTGTTCCATAGAGTGGACGATGCGAATCGTCCCCTTATGGAAATTGGAGCACCACACCGTGAACTTGAGTTCGAGGTCTCCTCCCCACATCAAAAAGGGGAGAGACACGAAGCCAACGGGTGCCGGGACATAAGACCCGTCACCCACCTGAGTCGTCAGTGTCGGTACCGCCGGCGCCCACCATAGGCGAGTTCCGCTCGTCGAGGTCGGAGCCCAGTCAAACCTGCTGATCAGGGCCCACTTGCGTGCCAACTTGTAGATGTTGTCGTCATCCTCATCAAACCCGGCACCATCCGGGGTAACAGCTACACCACCATTGGGGTCAGTACCCGCACGGTAACCGAAAAAGCGTGAAGACTGCGAAGCAGCCATATCTGTGTTGTATCTTGCGATAACAGCACCGCTTTGGTCAGTCACCAGTGGTTTCGAGAACCCCATTGCCTGCATTGTGTTTGGGTCTACGACCCTAGCAATTTGCAAGGCTGTGGCCAACGGTGGGTACGCAGCAGCCGTCGCCTTAACGGCCCCGACAATCGACTCCTTCGCTTTCGTCGCAAAGGCCGCTACTCGCTCCGACTGAGCGATCACGGCCACCTCGTAGTCCTCCATCCACGCATATACGTTGATATTGAACGGGCGAAAGGGATCACCGGACGTCGTTCCGGGATTTGCCACGTAGGTGTAACCACCCCAAATGACAGCACCTGTCACAGCTACTGTGTCGTTCGGCCCAATCTCCACCCATCCGAAGGGCGCGAGCAAAGGCGTCGAAAGACTGTAGGAACCACTCTTTGACAGGTCGATCTTAACGTGCGGAACAGTGTAAGCCTGATAAGGCTCAGCACCGTCAAAAGCAACACGTTTATTTTGACCAAAGTCATTGGGGTCGTAACAAGGCTGTGGGAATGCCCAAATGAGGAACATTCCAAATTGGAAAGGTGTACCAGTAACATCGAAACGCATGCAAAACTTGCCACGCAATCGACGATATGGTTTCAAGTAGGAAGTCACCACCGGGTCAGATCTCCACGACTGGAAAAAATTGACCCCCTGTGGGGCAGTACTTGACGTCACCGTCCAAGAATTGATTCTGACAGGGCGTGACAAAACATCCGGCATAGAGGCACCTACCTCATTCACCATGTTTGCCACCTTGTTAGGTGCCCTCGTCATTGATTCAACCGTCTCCATATCGAAATTCGTGGTAGCTTCCACGATTTGGGGGTTGACATTTGTTTGTGTTGGATTCAATTCAGTAACGGATTTGTTTTTGGGATAACGCCACTCCGTCATGATGCGTTTCCCTATTCCATCTGAGTGCAGTGAACTGCCTCGAAATCTGACCTGGCCCTTCTCAACGTTCGTGATGGAATCTCGAACGAGATGAGTGTAACTGCCAAGTCTCATGCGGTTAGCTTTTCCAAAAGGACTAAGACCAACATGGAGGCGCAACGACTGCGCCACAACGGGTTCCTCACCTTCAAAGTGGACCACACACTGGTCCCACGAGGGCTTCTCCCAAGTGTATCCAACCTCGTCCATGACTCTCGTCAAGAGATCATCGAACTTCTGGAACACTTCAGGCCCATGAAGAAAAGCTTCCAACATGGCCGAACGCGCCACAACAGGCGCACGCTCCGCCTCTCCCATCTCCTTTGGTAAAAACCAGCAGAGCATGCGAAAGATGGAGGCGAGGTCAATGGGCGCCACCAAGCGCCCCAAAGCCTCATGGTACACACAGTACCGTTTGAGAAAGGTAATATCCTCGCGCTCATCAAAGGGTGTTAACACGCCGTCCTTGCGGGCGGACGTAATTAAATACCCAAAGCGCTGCATGTTCGCAGCGAGCACAAGGTTATTAAAGCCATACACCTTATCGAGATTCACACGAAGATCGTCTCCATAGGTAATTAGGCGAAACCTTTCCGGGATGTGTCCGCAATGAATATACACTGCGCACATAACCAAAACATAGTTGAACAGGCAGTTCAGGAAAGTGGTAATCCACAACCCCGACGCCAATCCGTAGATGCACAAAAAGAGCACACCGCGGTTCAACACGATCTGATACACACATGAAATAACAAGGTGTTTTGCAATCGTTGCCTCCTCATGGGAAAAGCCGTTGCGGACATACCATTCGTACGTCGCATCAGCTGCAAGGCGGAAAAGCCAAGCCCAATGACGGATGTCAAACTTGTTTTGGTCGCAGCACATCTGACCATCAAACGCCAGCATGCGCTCCATCACCTCTGAGTACTCTTTTGCAAAGCAATTAATCCCGGGCATCATCGAGGTGATGTCCCGATACTTATAGCAATGTGCCATGAGCGGAAGAAGGTATTTTCTTCCAACAAAGTTGAATGCACCACAGCACACACTAAACAAGCGCGTGTTGTAGGTTTCAGCTTTCTTCTCTGAAACTGGTTCGTCCTTAGGGGTGTTTTCCGTGAGAATATACACCGGTCCGTTGAGCAACTGCCTCTCGTAAGAGACAATTGCAGCAGCGAAATCCGGGTTAACTCCGTACTCTACTTCCTCCTTAGTCCGATCCACTTCTACCACTTTTGTCTTGGGTGATAAACCAAGTGTCTTCCACATTGGTCCCATGGACGTCTTTAGAGGGTATGCACCACAATAGACTTCACCGTTGCCGGCGAACGCTTCACCGTCAGTGAGCGGTCTGAGGGACGCCTTAGGTAAGGCGCGGAAGAAGCCGTCCATCACAAAACGAGCCAAATCGATGTCTGCATCCAAATAGACGCGGTCACACAAAATAGCATACTTGTGCTTGAACGGACTGTTGAACTCTCTAACATCGTCATACTCAGTCATCCCACCAAAACCCATGTAGGGCTTAGCGAAATGTTTCGGAATCTCGGCCGCCAAAAGCGGCGCGATCTTCGTCTTCATGAGCTTAGACTTGTCTGTTCGTCCATGTTGACCAATGGCGCCAATTATTGAAATCGGACACCCTGGAACCTGTGTGACTTGGGAGTCAACAGGGGGGGCTTCAAACTTTACCCCACTTAAGAAAGCTTGTGCAGCCACAGACAACACCGGTGAAGGCATTGCATCCATGACAGAAGCCGGTACCATGTCCCTCGTCAGGGGGACGTAGATAGCCGTCTTCTCAAACGCAGCAATGTGGAAACCCAAAACAACGGGTCTCCCACGAATGTGCGCTGTGTATAGCTTTCCGCAGTAACCCATCTCACCGGGGTTAACTTCGGTTGTAACCTTGACGTCCACTCTCTTTCCAGGGAACACGTCTTTATCAGACACGAACACTGGCCTAGAAGAGCAAACGCTTGGGTTCGCTGGCCCAAGGAGGGCCCCATCTCTGTAAACATCACATTGAGGGGCTTCATCCTTCACCAGCAACTGGTCATAGATCCCCTTTCCTGGGGACCCCATGATCCGAACAGCCACAAGATCAGTTGCAAACTGGATAATATCGGTGTAGGTATACAATGCTTGATTGTACCACCCAACCTCGTTATCCTGCACACCAATTCGTATGCAAATCTTGTATTCTTTCACATCTGGTAACACAGAATGCTTTGGTAAGCACCAATAGCTCTCATTGAGCTTAAAGGCACT